AGCCGAGAATGGACATTTGTGTCAAGTTGTTACTACCTTATCTAAGGGGATGGTTTCTTTAAATAACTTAACAGATCAATCACAATTTATAACCACAGGAACAAGCGGAACAAACTTTGCTATCGTTTCAAGTGGTGATACACATACTTTTAACCTACCTGTTGCTTCGGCTACAAATACTGGTAAATTGAGTTCAACTGATTGGAGTACGTTTAATGGTAAGCAACCTGCTGGTAATTATGTTACTTTAGATACTAATCAAACTATTACAGGAGCAAAAATATTTAGTAGTAATATTATTGCAGATGGTAGTGTTTTATTAAAAAATAATGTTACTTCTTATCTTGCTGGTTATGTTAATTTAGGAGGTATTGCAACTGGATATGGATTTAGTGTTGGGTTGCCAAATGGTGGAAGTCCATTAATAAATGAACTAAGATTTAATTCTTCAACAGCTTATAATTACACATTCCCTGCTGCAAGTGGTACAATAGCATTGACAAGTAACCTTAGTAGTTATGTTCCTTATACAGGAGCAACGCAATCAGTTAACTTAGGTAGTAACTCACTATCAGCTTCAGCATTAACTGTAGCAACTAATCTTATATTAAATAGTACTTTCTTATTAAAAAAAGCAGGATTAGGAGTTACAACACCAACTTATGTTTCACAATTCGCTGCAACAACAGGAGTAGGAATTGGTTATTCAGATGGAACAGGTGGTGGAAACTTTATATTACAAACGGCTGCTATTTATGATTACACCTTCCCAGCAATTACTGGAACTCTTGCCCTTACAAGCGACCTATCTGCTTACCTACCATTAACAGGTGGCACTTTGACTGGTGGACTAAATGGTACTACTGCAACTTTTAGTGGCTTAGGTACATTTTATCAATTAACAATGACAGGTGCAACGGCAGGTAGATTGTTTTATGCTCAAACAGGAGGTGTTTTTAGTCAATCTGGTAATTTAGTTTGGAATAACACTACTGAACAATTAGGAGTAGGAACACCTAATCCAAGTGCAGTTGTTACCGCTTTTTCTACAAATGCTGCAACACAATTAAAGGCTGCTGGTACTGCTCCTGCAATTACCTTTAGTAACACTTTAACTTCAGCATCTTTAGCTTGTGTATTTGGTTTAGCTACTGCAAATAACCATTTTATAACAGGAACGGCTGCTGGAGATATGGCTATTGCGAATCAATCAACAAGTGCGGGTGCTATTGTTTTTGGAACAGGTACATTTGAAAAAATGAGGATGACTGCTGCGGGAACTTTCTCAATCGGAAATACTAATTCAACATACAATTTAGATGTAACAGGAACAGGAAGATTTACAAGTACTTTATTATTAGGTGGTGCTTTAAGTGGTACAAGTGCTACGTTTAGTACAAATGAAGGTTTAGTATTAAACCCATCTTCAGGTAATTCTTATCAAGCATATAAAATAGGAGGAACAACTTATAGTTTAGTTGGTATTTCTGGTGGTAATAATGAAATTATAAATGGTTCTGCATTAGGTGATTTAAACATAAGAACAACTAATAGCCAAAAAATATTATTTTCTACTAATAACGGAGGAAGTGCTGCTTTAACAATAGCTTCTACTGGTGCTGCTACATTCTCAAACAATATAAATTTATCTAATAATCAAGGTGTATTTTTAAAGAGGGCAGATGGTACAAATGGTCAAGCATTATTTTTAGATGATTCAAATAATCTTAACATAGGATATGGAACGGCAGATGTTATTCGTTTTGCTACTTATTTAAATACCGAACGAATGAGAATCACAAGTAGTGGTAACGTTGGAATCGGAACGAGTAGCCCTCAAGCTAAATTTTCTATTGGCTTACCAGGACCAATAACAAGTTTTCCAACATATTCAACAAATGATTTAGCATCTATTGGATGGAATTATTTTGCTTTAGGCGATGAATTATTTGTTCGTTGTATGGATATAGTTTCTAAAGGTGCGCCTGACGGAACTAATGGAGGTAGTATGATGAGATTTTTAACTACACCTGTTACAAATAATTCGGCAGCAATAGAACGAATGAGAATCACATCGAATGGTAATATTGGAATGCCAACTACCTATGGATTTACTACATCAAACGCTGCAAATTTATTTATTGATAGCGGTGGAGGTTTATTATATCGTTCAACATCTTCTTTAAAATATAAAACAGAGGTTGAAGATTTAAACATAGATACAACTGATTTACTTTCTAAAATGCGACCAGTTTGGTATCGTTCATTAGGTGATGTTGATAGAAAAGATTGGTCTTGGTATGGTTTTATTGCAGAGGAACTTGCTGAAATAGAGCCAAGATTGGTTCACTTTGGATATGGTAAAGATTCTTATGAGGAAGTTGAAACAACAGATGACAAAGGCAATAGCAAAATTGAAACTAAGCTAAAAGATAATGCAGTAAAAGACGAACCAGATGGTGTTCAATATGAAAGAATAACAGTTCTTTTAGTGGCTGAAATGCAAAAAATGCGTAAAGAAATAGAAGAATTAAAAGCTAAAATAAAATAATATGAAATACTGGTACATTAATCAATTAGATTGCGTTCCACAAGATGGTGATTTAACTGACTTTGTTGTTGTCGCACATTGGAATCGTAACGCTAAAGAAACAATTAACGGAGTAGAATACTTTGCAAGTGTCTATGGCTCTCAATCATTCTCAAAGGATGATGTTACTAACTTTGTCCCTTACGAGGACTTAACCTATGACATCGTTTGTTCTTGGTTGGATGCTTCAATAGATGTTGCAGCTTTAGACCTTAATTTAGACCAACAAATAGAGAATCAAGTTAATCCACCGATTGTTGTACTTCCGCTACCTTTTACTAATCCGTAATTAAATTAAATATTTAACTATATTTGTATATAAAATAAAAACTATGATAACAATTAATCAAGAACAAATCAAGGAATTAGAAGCATTTATTAACACTATCCCAACTGCTTATGGTTTACCATTATTGCAGTTCTTAGGTAAGTTAAATGCAGAACAAAATCCACCACAAGAATCAACTGAAGCGTAATGGTACATAATAGCAATCAATCGGACTTATTAACTATTGTTAGCGGAACATCCGCATTTATTAGTGTTGCAAATGTGCAACCGATAGTTTCACTTATAGCGAGTTTGATTGCTATTGTTTCTGGTATTTTAGCTGCGAGGTATTACATTAAGGCTACCAAAAGATTCAAGTAATGAAAGAGGTAGTAATCGTTCTATTAACGGCGGTTCTAATCTTTTTCATCGGAAGTGAAGCACGATACACCAAAAGTGAACCTGTAATCATAACTGATACAGTTTACCAACAGAAAACTTTCACTAAGTTTATAAAGGGAAATTCAATCCCTTTTGTGGTTTTAGACACAATTTACATAGTTGAAACGGACACAATTACAATCGTAAAGGATTATAACCAATTAAAGGTTTATTCCGATACTATGCGCATAGATTCTTTAGGGTACGCATACATCCAAGACACAATCAGTCAAAATAAGATACAAGGCAGAGGTTTTAGTGCCAATTTTAACCTACCTACGATAACAATTACCAAATTAATAGAGCCAAAGTCAAAGAATCAGCTTTATTTGGGATTTATAGGCGATTTAAAGCACTCAAACGGACAAATTGGTATTGGTGGCTCAATTGCACTTAAAACGGCTAAAAACACCTTATATACGGCAACGGCAACAATGAACGGATATTCTTTTGGATACTATAAAAAGTTTTAATTATGAAAAAGTTTATTATTTCAATGTTTAGTGATGAAGTAGGTGCTATGAGCCACAAAAGGATTTTGGCTTTTATTGGTGCTATTTGTTTATATACAACTTTTGTAATTACTAAAAGCGACCATTTAGGCGATTTAGTTTTTTATATGAGTATGGCATTTGCAGGTTTAACAACTATTGATAAATTCAGTAAATAATGGAAAACAACGAAAAAAGAGCATTTGCAATTGGTTTTGTATTGTGGGTAATTGGTTTAGTTTACTTTATAAATCAAGTAATATGATATCCAAGAAGGCAATTGAAATGATAATTAAGCACGAGGTCGGAGGTAGAGCCGTGTATGAAAAAAGATACCAAAAACCTATTTGGGCAGGAGGTGATTCTGGCTGCACAATTGGTCTTGGCTATGATCTTGGTTATGTAACCGAAAAGCAGTTCTTTAGCGACTGGGATGGCTTAAATTTAAACTTTATTAATGCGTTAAGAAAAGTGGTAGGGATAAAAGGTGAATCGGTTAAATCAATGATGCGTGGCGAAATACTACAAGTTAGGATTCCATACAATTTTGCCTACGATGTATTCGTTAATAAGTCGCTACCTAAGTATTATGCTTTGACAAAGGCTATTTATCCAGAACTTGACACTTTAAACGAGGACACAAGAGGTGCGTTGGTTTCAATGATTTATAACAGAGGCAATAAGTTAGATGGAGATAGGCGAAAGGAAATGAGAGCAATTGTTAATCTTGTAGCTAAAGCAGATTATGAGGGCATAGCTGACCAAATAGAACGTAGTAAAAGACTCTGGGAAAATGTAGGATTAGATGGATTGGTCAAACGCAGAGAAGAAGAAGCAGATTTGATACTAAACTCACTAACCTAAAATAAACCTATGGCAACAACAAAAAAAGGCGGAAGCAAAACCACAATGAGTGGTCAAATAGTCCTTGACTATTTAGCTAAATATCCTCAATGGATGCCTTCTAATACTTTAGCTTCTTTGATTATGAAGGAGCAATCAGCACACTTTGACAATCAAGAGAACGTACGTTATTTGGTACGTTATTATAGGGGTAAGACTGGCGAAAGCAAAAGTACAAAAGGAACTAACAAACAATTTATAGAAGATTTTAAACGTACTGCTTCAAACTTTGCTCAACCGCCAACTTGGGTAGAGGAAAAGGTTGTTTACTGTTTACCGATAGGAATTAAAAAGATGGGTTTTATTAGCGACCTACAAGTGCCATTCCATGACCCTAAAGCTATTGATGTTTGCTTTAAATACTTACAGGACCAGAAGATTGATTCATTATTTATCAATGGTGATTTGGTTGACTTTTACCAATTAAGTGATTTCCAGAAAGACCCAAGAGTAAGAAAGTTTGATGAGGAATACGAGGCAATAATTGAGATGCTTGGATTTATAAGAGCATCATTCCCTTTGATTCCGATTTACTACAACTTAGATGCAAATCACGAGTTTAGGTATGAAAGGTATATGAGAACCAAAGCACCAGAGTTATTAGGGTTAAGCGGTAAGTTTGACATTGAGGAAATCTTGATGCTAAATACTTTTAACATTATACCAATTAAAAATATAGACCACGTTAAGTTCGGCAAATTACCTATCATTCACGGCGATACTACATTTAGAAGGGGTAGCGGTGTAAATCCAGCTAAAACTTTATATGATAGGGTTAAGCAGTCGGCAATAGCTTCGCACGTTCATCAAGTACAATCTTACACAACCAAGAATCAATTTGATGAGGAAGTCTTTACTTGCTGGACCACTGGACATTTGATGCATCCTAACGTGGAATATTGTAAGCACGTTGATAATTACTCACAAGGGTTTGCTATATTAGAAAAAGATGTTGAAGGTTATTACTCGGTGCAAAATAAAAGAATCTATAAAAACAAAATTTTCTAATATGAGATACCCTAAAAACTTTGCAAAATTGACACCAATACAACAAGAGCAATGGTTAGTTACTAAACTAATTGAACTGCACAACTTAGAGCAAGAAATCAAGTTAACATTAGGCAAGATAAGAGGTGGTGAGAAACTTATATTTAAAGAAATAGATAGACCAGATTTAGCTTTAATGAAAGATGAAGATTAAAATCATATATCGCAAATTAGGTAGGGAACAGGCACACGGCATTGCTGAAAGTGATGGTGTTGTGTATATTGACTCACGGCTAAAGGGTAGAAAGAAAATGGAAATTTTGATTCACGAGTTGCTCCATCTCCAAAATCCATTAGATGATGAAGAAACGATTATTAACAAAAGCGTAACTTTATGTAAGATTCTATGGAAAGAAGGTTACAGGCAAGTTGATAATTCAAACGATGTACCATTACAAGATGGTTCTAAATAGTTGTTGGTTCATAGTTCCTCACCCCTAAAAAGGTGGGGTTTTTTATATATATTTGCAATTCATATTGGAGAACTTAGGTTTAACCCCCATTTAGTCTTATTTGGGGGTTTTTTATGCCATTTATCCTTATTATTTGCCGTTCATCACATTTATTTAAAATAATTGGCTTGTTTGATAAAGTTATAAGGTTTTACCCTATCTTTGAATCCTAAACCAAAACAAACAATATGAAAACAGTTACACAAAAAGAATTACAAATGTTACATAGCATTTATAATGAACAAAACACAGACAGTTGTGGAAATTTCAAAGTTGAAACAAATGAAGAAAAGGGATTAATTGGTTCTTTAGTAAAAAAAGAATTAGTTTATGATTCTTATGAAGGAGATACTTTTGGTAAAAATTGGCAGTTTTCTAAGTATTCATTTTGTTGCACTATGCAAGGAATTAATCTTTTATCTAAAAATGGTTTTAATGTATCACATTTAATGGAATACTACGAATTATATCAATCATAAAATAAGTTAGGGGTGCGGCTAATTAACGCACAATTTTATAAACCAAAACAAACCAATATGAACAAGTTAAAAACACCACAACAAAAAGCTAATGAACGCTACCAAGCCGAAAGCATCAAACCTATTTACGCATTTATTATTGTATGCGTGGCATTTTTAATTACCGCAATCCTTCAAAACATTTAACCTATGAAAACACCAATGCAATTACTATTAGAGTACATTAAAACTGCTCACACCTTTACATTCCTTCCAGAACAATTAGCTAAAACTATTGAAGAAAAGTATTTGCCAATGGAAAAAGCTGATTTAAGAAATGCTTTTGATAATGGCGAAATCAACGTATGGAATGGCAAAAGAGATGAATCATTTGAATTTGAAGGTGGCATGGACTATTATAACAAAACCTATAAAAACTAATTTATGAACGCAATTGAAACATTTATTTACACATTAGAAACTAAACTAAAGACAATGCCAAGTGGCTATGTAAAAGAAACAGTAACCGCCTGTAAGGAATTAGCCGAAGGCATAAAAGAAATCTATGAAAACCCTAATAACAACATTAGTAACCAACCAAATAAAGACTAACCTACAAACCGAAGCCAACTCTAAAGGCATAACATTAAGTAAGTTAGTTTATAAAATCCTAAAACAATATGAGCAAACTAATCTATCAAGAGAAACAACTAAAGTTGCACAAAAAAGCAACAATCCTACTGGAACTACTAAAACAAGCACAGGGAAGGCAAAATCTATTTGAGGCTGATCTTGCTGAATGGAGGCGAGGTTTGGATGACACAAGGACAATGATTAGCGAGGAAGATTTACTAATTAAGATTGCAAGGATGAATGACATCCAGCGCAGAATCCTTAAAAGCTACCATTACTTGATTCTGGACCTTTATACATTAACGGAGGACTTTATGTTACCAATAAACCTTTTACATTTCTAATATGAAACCAAAAGAAAAAGCGAAAAACTTATTAGCAAAATTTGATTTTATTCCAGTAAATAATGGTTATTCTTATAAAGATACTTTAGAATTAAGAAAACAATCTGCACTATTATTAGTAAATGAATTAATAAAGGAAAATTTACGATATGATTATATTCCTTTTGAAGATAGTAGGTCAGCATTTTATTTAGAGGTAGAAAAAGAACTTAATAAGTTATGAAAGAAGTACACAAAACGTATATGGCAGAACTTGAAATAGAGGTTTTGCGAGAAAAGAACAAAAAACTAAAGCAAGAGATAAATCAATTAAAGGATTTATTAGACAAACATTTAAACATAAAAACAACAAGAATGGACAAAGAACAACAAAAGGAGTATGCGATTGAAATAGCCGAAAAAGTGTGTAATTACTATCAAATTAAATATGGACAAATGATGTCCAAATACAGAGGCGAGGAAGTTACTTTGGCAAGGCAAATGACTATGTATTTTACTAAGCAAAAAACCGAGTTAAACGGCGAGGAAATTGCACAATTATTCAAAAGGGATAGAACCACTGTTTTACATTCTATTTCTAAGATTAAGGGTCAACTATCAAATAAGTTTGATGATACCATAAAAAATGACATTTTCAACTTAAATGTGCTACTTTAATTTGGTTATTAACACTAAAGTACCTAATTTTAAACTCTAAAACCAACCAATATGAATGACCAACAACTGGCTAAAAAGCCACAACTTTCGTACACGAAAGATCAAGTAGAATTAGTAAAATCACAGATTGCTCCAGAGGCAACAGTTGATGAACTAAAATTATTTTTGTATCAAGCACAACGCACAGGACTTGATGCATTATCAAGGCAGATTTATTGCATCCACAGGAACGTAAAAACTGCAAACGGATGGGGTAAAAAAATGACCATTCAAACAAGCATTGATGGCTTCCGAGTAATCGCTGAAAGAAGCGGTAACTATGGAGGACAAAGCGAACCTATCTTTGTAGAAGAAGATGGCAAGTTAGTTTCTTGCAAGGTTTCAGTATTTAGATTTAATGGGGATACAAGGTATGAGGCAGCCGTTGGAGTTGCATACTGGGATGAGTATTGCCAAAGAACAAATGATGGTAAACCTATGGGTTTATGGGCAAAGATGCCACATACAATGTTAAGTAAAGTCGCAGAGGCATTAGCTTTGAGAAAGGCTTACCCACAAGATTTAAGCGGTCTTTACACAGGAGATGAGATGGCTCAATCAACAGATGAAACTCCAACTTACATTAAGGCTCACGATAGCGTTGATGACTTAGAGTTAGCAATTGACTTGTGTATTAATACTACCGAGTTAAGCCAACTTTACGCATTAAACAATGACATTGTAGAGCGAGAAGTAGCCAAAGAAGTAACTAAATTATTTACCAAGAAAAAACAAACTTTATGACACCATTAACAAGATTATGGGATTTAAGAGAGGAAGTTAAGTTCTGGAATTACAAAGTAGATACAAGCTATCCTCAAAATGCAAGTGAAATGATTCATCAATTAAATTTAGCTAAGTATAAACTTAAACTACATAAACAAAAATACTTTCCAGAGTTATTAGATCAACCTAAAAGGAATTACATTCCTTATCAAATGTTAGCTGATAAATTTGAAGTATTTGAAAACTATTTAAACGATTAACTATGTCATATTCAACTTGCTGCGGCGCACATACTACAATGCCGGAAATGGGAATTTGTCCAGATTGTTTAGAACATTGCGACTGGGAAGAAGAAGAAGATGAGGAAGAAAAAGAACAAGATAGACAAAACGAAATAGCATTAGAACAACAACAATTAAATAAACATTAAATTAAAAACAATGATTGTATTAAACATTTGCAAAGAGGACATTAACTGGAAGGAAGCTAAAAACGGCAAAAACTACGCAAACGTAGCTACCGACTTCCTAAAAGAACCAGATGAAAAAGGAAACACCCACACAGTATGGAATAACCAAAGCCAAGAGGAACGAGCAGAAAAGGCAAAGAAAAACTATTGTGGTAGAGGTAAACAAGTTTCTTATAACGCACCAGCTGCTAAGAAGGAATTTGCCGTAAACCAACAGGAATCAGAAGATGATTTACCATTCTAAAACAACCCCTCGTTGGGCGACAACGTTAAGCGCAAATTTAAAACCTACAATTATGAGCCAAAACCAACAAATTGCAAACTACCTAAATAAAGGTAGAAAATTAACCCCTATTGATGCTTTAAACAAGTTCGGATGCTTTAGATTAGCAGCACGAATAGCTGATTTTAGAAATGATGGTATGAATATAAAAACAACCATTATTAAGCTAAAAAACAAGAAGCAAGTTGCTCAATATTCGATAAATTAGGTTATCTTCGTACAAAGGATGTAGGATATCCTAACTCAAACTTATTGGCTCAAAGCTGAAACCCTAATCCTACTGGGGTGGATGCCGAGAGCCTTTTTTATTTTATGATAAATAAATCATATTATTTCCAGCACGATTACAACGCTGCAAATGATGAAAAAATCCTTTATTTAAGGTCAATTTATGGGATGCAAGGCTATGGTTTATATTGGTATTTTATTGAACTAATGCATCAAAGTCCAGATTCTAAATTAAAATGTAAACTAATTAATGGCATAGCTTACCAGCTTAACATTGATATAGATTTGTTATTATCTTATTATAACAATTGTATAGATATAGAATTATTTGTTACAGATGGTAATTTGTATTGGAGTGAAAGAGTATTAGTAAATAAAGAATTACAAGATGAAAAACGAAAAACTAAATCATTTGCTGGTAAAAAGGGTATGGAAAAACGATGGGGTATAACAGAAAATAACACTGTTATAGCAGAAGATAACAAAAGAAAAGAAATAAAAGGAAAGGAAAGTAAAGTAAAAGAAAGTAAACTAAAGGTTAGTAGGCAAACGCTATTTAGTGAAACTGAATTTTTAGATATAAATAAATTTAAGGCAGCTTTTATTGGAAGTCAATATGAAGAAGCTAATTTTACATACTATTACGAAGTAATTAAAAATTGGTCCGATTCAAACGGCGAAAAAAAGTTAAATTGGATTGCCACCGCAAAAAATTGGATGGCAAGAGATTTAAAGGAAGGCAAATTTGTTCATATAAACTATAAACCAAATGCAACAAGAATTAGCAACAATTACAAACCAAATTTTAGTCAGAGAGAATGGGATGCCCTTACAAATCTTCACTAAATTAGATACAGATGAATTAAAGGTTGCAGTTGCTTTAGAAACAATGAGCATTGGCAGATGTTCGGCTATTGAGGTAAAAGAACATCTAAAGACCTGTATTGCTTTAAGCGGATGTCAAACACCTACAATTGAGTTGTTTCATTTTTTATGCGAATTCGTTATAAAGAACTATTGTAACTACAAACTAAAGGAACTGGGAGTTGCTTTTGAACTTTATGCAATGGGCAAACTTTCTGTTGACAAAGCGATTACATTTAACCCTAAATTCTTTGGGGATGTAATGGCTGCTTATAAACCGATAGCAGTTCAAGTAAGGCAAAAGACTTATACCGAGCCACCGTTAATAGAGATACCTAAAATCAATGATGATGAAATTATTGAGGCATTATACCAAAATTGGGAGAAATCGCCTAAAAAGGGATGGGAGTTGCTAAATACGATGGCTTTTGATGTACTATGGAAAAGAAAAGTACTAAATAGGGATAATTTAGGTCCAGATAAGGCAGAAGATATAAAGAAAAAGATAATAGCACATTACAAGGTAACGGCTAAAACACCTAAAGACTTTGAGCAATTAAATAATCAAATATTTATTAAAAACGAGTGCAAAAGATATTCTTTGTACTTATATTTACAAAACCAACTATGAAACAATTAACATTTATTTATGAACTATTAAAGTTCGTACTGTTTAGCATACCATTAGCGTGTACTATTTATTTAACGGCACACTTATACTTTGAAATTAAACGATTATGCTTAAAATATTTATAACCATATTACTTTGGGAATTATTTAAAGTATTGTATTACAAACTAATAAACAAATGACAGGCATAGACAACAACATTGAAGTAAGATTGATTTATTTAGATACAAAAGAGGAGATAGAGTTTAGATCAATAGCAAAGGCAATTAGAGTATTAGGAACTGACTATAAAACGATTATGGCATATATGAATCCAATAAACAAGAAACGCTACAAGCATAATGACCGACTTTGTGTTGTTAGACTAAAAAAATAACTATGTCCAATATAGAAATAACAAATGAAGATAATATGTTACTTATGGCACGTTATCCAGATAAATACTTTGATTTAGCCATTGTTGACCCTCCTTATGGAATTGGAGAAAGTGGTGGCAAAAATAGAAATAATAAGAAAGGTGCTATGATTGGTTTAAAAACTCCTATTTACACAAAAAAAGATTGGGATGATAAAATACCATCAAAGGAATATTTTGATGAATTATGCAGAGTTTCAAAAAATCAAATTATATGGGGAGGTAATTACTTTATATCATATTTAAAGCCTACAAGTTGTTTTTTGGTTTGGGATAAAAAGGTAACTGCTAAAGGAGATTTTGCGGATTGTGAATTAGCTTGGACAAGTTTTAAAACGGCAGTTAGAAAGTTTACTTATGGTTGGATTGGTTTTGATTATCTAAATAACCCAGATAAAGAAAAAAAAATACACCCAACACAAAAACCAGTAGCACTTTATAAATGGATATTAGATAAATACGCAAATAAAGGTGATAAAATATTAGATACACATTTAGGCTCTGGATCAATAGCTATATCTTGCCACGATTACGGATATGATTTAACCGCTTGTGAGTTAGATAAAGAATATTACGAAAAAGCATTAGATAGGTTAAAAAAACACAAAATGCAACAAAAATTGTTTTAATTTTGCTTTATGCCATTGATACCTTTACCCAAGTTGTTAGAAAAAACCCAAAAGGTAGTTAATGCATACATAAGAAAGCGAGATGAAGGATTGCCTTGTATTAGTTGTGGAAGTTACAATGGTAATCAAGCAGGACACTACTTTACTGTTAAAGGGTATTCGGCTTTAAGATTTAACGAATGGAACATCCACTTACAATGTGCTGGATGCAATATGTTTAAACACGGCAACCAAGCAATGTACCGAATAGGCTTAGTTGAAAGGATAGGGGAAAAAGCGGTTAAAGAGTTAGAGTTTGAAGCGGTTAACAATAGGCTAAAGAAATGGACAAGAACTGAATTAAACGAATTAATTGACAAATACAAGTAACATATTTGAAACGTGCAAAGAGCAAGAAATAGCAGGTTATCCTTGCTATGTTTTTGAAATTGATGGAACAACGCACTATGTATTTGGCGAAACACAGGAACAAAGATTTGATTTTATGGCAGATTTAATAAATAAATATGGCGAAAGTTAGTAACGGCAATAAGGTAACCTTTGGTAAAAGAAAGACAGGTAAGTATAAAAAGACATCTGGTCCTAAAGATAAGCCAGTTAAACTATACAACAAACAAGGTAGATAATGAACATCAACGAAATCAAACCAAACCCAAGTAATCCAAGAATCATTAAGGATGACAAGTTTAAAAAGCTGGTTAAGTCAATTCAAGACTTTCCACAAATGCTTGAACTTAGACCTATTGTAATAGATGAAAACAATATAGTTTTAGGTGGCAATATGAGGCTAAAGGCTTGTATTGAAGCTGGACTTAAAGATGTTCCTGTAAAACAAGCTAAAGAACTAACCGAAGAACAAAAGAAAGAATTTATAGTAAAGGACAATGTAGGATATGGTGAGTGGGATTGGGATGATTTGGCAAATAATTGGGATGAGAAATTACTTACAGAATGGGGTCTTGATATACCAAACTTTGATGCTGGTGGATTTGCAGATCAAAACAAAGAATTAAGCCTTGATGATGTAAGTGATTCAATGTCAATTAATTTAAAATTTTCAGAGGAAGAATATTACATAGTTAAAGAACAATTACTTAAAATAGCAAGTACTCCAGAACAAGCTATTTGGAAATTATTAGGTAATGATTAAGTACGAATACAATGACCATAAATTCCCTTACAATTGGAATTTAACAGATGGTTACCCTGCAAAAGGAATAGAAAAACATAATTTAAAGGTATTTGGCACATTTATTTGTGGTGGTGGTTCAACAATGGGTTATAAATTAGCTGGGTTTAATCACTTAGGTGGAGTAGAAATAGACCCACAGGTAGCTGATATTTATAAAACAAACCACAATCCTAAACACTTTTATAATGAAGATATTAGATTATTTAATCAAAGAACTGATCTACCTGAAGAACTTTATAACCTTGATTTATTAGACGGAAGTCCACCTTGTTCTACATTTTCAATGGCTGGAAGTAGAGAAAAGGCTTGGGGTAAAGAAAAGCAATTTAGAGAAGGACAAGCAGTGCAAACCTTAGATGATCTTGTATTTGAGTATTGTAATACAATTGTAAAACTACAACCAAAGGTATTTTTATTGGAAAATGTAAAGGGTATTATTTTAGGTAATGCTAAGGCTTATTCTAAAAAGATTATACAAACAATGGAAGAAGCTGGATATAAAGTACAAATATTCCTTTTAAATGGAGCTTCTATGGGTGTTCCACAAAGAAGGGAAAGAGTATTTTTTATAGGGCATAAGAAAGAATTAAACTTTAAGCCTTTAAGATTAGAGTTTAACGAGAAACCAGTATTGTATAAGGAAATTGAAGATGGATCAGTAGGTAAACCTATAACAGGAGAATCTTTAAGATTATGGGAAAAATGCCCTGAAGGATATAGTTTAGCCAAAGTACATGAAAAGGGGCATTATTTTGGTTCATTTAAGATAAGCCCTAATATAGTTTGTAATACAATAATAGCAACTGATTCAAGTCCTATATTCCATTATAATAAACCAAACTCTATTTCAAATAGTGATTTTTGTAAGATAGGAACTTATCCTTTAGATTATAACTTTAAAGAATTAAGACCAAAATATTTAATAGGAATGAGCGTTCCACCAGTAATGACTGCTCAAATTGCACATCAAATTTGGTTGCAATGGTTTAAAAGTTAACTTTGTAATAATTAGAGAATATTAAGAATATATGGCAAACGAACATAATTTAATACCAGCACAAAAGGGCGAAGTAAGAAACCCAAACGGAAGGGGTAAAGGTGTACCAAATAGCAAGACAAGGCTTTTGCGTTTATTGGAGTTGGTTACTAAGGTACGCAATCCAGTAACAGGCGAAGATGAGGAGTTTACAATAGCCGAGCAATTAGATATGCAGATTATAGCTAAAGCGAGGAAGGGCGATTTAAAGGCTTATGAAATACTATTAGATAGATTAGAGGGCAGACCTAAACAAACAACAGACATAACCGCTGACATAAAGGGTAATGTGCAAATCACAATAGAACCAGATGCAGATTGTCAACCAATTAAAGATTAAGGCTACACCAGTCTTTTATGCCAATAAAAAGGCTTACGAGGAAGGATATCCTATAATATGCAATGAAGGTGGGTCAAGGTCAAGTAAAAGTTATTCAGTTGTTCAGTTGTTGATTCACATTGCAATAAGCAAACCCAATACAAGGATTTCAATGGTTTCTCATTCACTCCCACATATCAAGCGTGGAGTTTATAGGGATTTTAAAAATATACTTGAGCAATGGAACATCTGGGATGAAAAGGATTTTAGGTACACGGATTTCATTTATACGTTTAAGAATGGCTCATACATTGAATTATTTGGATTAGAAGACCCAGACAAAGCAAAAGGACCAGCAAGGGATATACTATTCGTAAACGAGGCAAACCTAATTAGCAAGGCTTTATTTGACCAGCTTTTAATTCGTACAACAGGACAATCATTCTTAGACTGGAATCCAGCGGACTTTATTTCTTGGGTATATGAAGTAGCTGATAACCCAAAGAACAAACGCATCCATTCTACCTACCTAAACAACATATCAAACCTTAGTGAAAGTCAAGTAAGAAACATTGAGCAATACAAAGACTTACCAGATGATTTTATGTGGAAAGTTTACGGCTTAGGGGAACGAGGCTCGGCAAAGGAAATTATATACACTCAATGGAAACAATATGACCAAGCACCAGATGGGGATGTATTCTACGGATTAGACTTTGGTTATGTCCATCCAGCTGCTTTAGTTAAGGTTACTCACTATGAAGGACAAAACTACTTTGAGGAGATAGTTTATCAAAGCGGACTTACTCTTAGTGATCTATCAAGATTGATTAAAGAAAAGTTACCAGAACGAGCAACTATCTATGCCGATGCAGCCGAACCTAAATCTATTGAAGAATTGTATAGACAAGGCTTTAACATTAAACCAGCGCAAAAGGATGTATGGGCAGGAATAGTTAAAATGAAATCTTATCCAATAAACTTGCACTACAATAGCAAAAACCTAAGAAGGGAGTTTATGTCTTACAAATGGAAAAAGGATAAAAATGATAACGTAATAGAAGAACCTGTAAAGGCAAATGATGACTTGATGGATGCTTGTAGGTATGCCGTGTTTACGCATTTAACCAAGCTAAAATTTGAGGTGTCGGTATTTTAGGATAAATTGTCTAACTTTGTTAAAATTCATATATAATGGGATTACTTGACTTTTTTACTAAAAGACAAAAACTATCTACTGTACTACCACAAATTCCTTTCAACGGACAAGTAGCAATACAACAAGGAATAATAACTTGGCAAGGTGGCGATAATATTAGTTTTGTCCGTGATGGATATTCTGCAAATGACATAGTTTATTCTATCGTTAAATTAATTTCCGATAAAGCAAAACTTGCTCCATTCCACGTTTACAAAGTTGTTGATGAAACTTCTGCAAAGAAGTATAAAGCGTTGATGAGCCAACCAGATAAGATTGAGAACTGGAAGGAAATGGAAAAGCTACACAAGAAAGCGTTTGAACTATATACAAAAGATGCAAGATTAAACGAGTTATTAAAATATCCTAATGAAGAAGATACATTTGGCGATTTCGTAGAGGCTTGGTGTTCGTTTAAGTTAATCACAGGTAACTCTTTTATTTACGCAAAGATGATTGAAGGCGGAAACAATGAGGGCAAACCTTATGAGATGTACGTGCTTCCTTCTCAATTTATGTACGTGTTAGCTGACATTCAAAACTTTCCTCCAACTATTGCAGGTTATCAATTGAATTATGGTCCACTTTGGAACTTTACTAAGCAAGAAATATTACAAGACAAATACTTTAATCCACAATGGAATACAACTGGCAATCAACTATATGGTCAATCTCCTTTGATGGCTGCTGCGAGAAACTTAACTCGTTCCAACGAAGCCAAGACTGCGGCGGTTGCATCTTTCCAGAATGGTGGTCCAGCTGGAGTTCTATTTATGAATGATGATAGGTTTGACCCTATTAGCGGAACACAACAAGCACAAGCACTTAAAAGAGCAGTAAGCGAAAAAGGTGGCTCTGCTAACTTTAATTCAATTGCGGTTAGTGGTTACAAAGTAGATTGGAAACAAATAGGATTGAGTCCTGTTGAATTAGATATTATTGAAAGTGAGAAATGGGATATGAAAGCACTTTGTAATATTTACGGAGTACCTTCTCAATTACTAAACGATGCTGATAACAAGACTTACAATAATCAAAGAGAAGGAGAGAAAGCATTGACAGTAAGATGTGCGATTCCTTTGTTAGTAGGTATTCGTGATAACTTGAATCGTAAATTACATTCCGACTGGGGTTATAGAAACACGGATATTTATGTTGACTTTGACCCAACTGTTTATAGTGAATTAGAAGCAAACAAAGCAGAGCAAGTAGAATGGTTGGATAAAGCGTGGTGGATTGCACCTAAGCAAAAGATGGACATTATGGGATTAGAAATTCCACCTTACATAGATCAAACTGAAATGGAAAAATTATATATCCCTTCAAGTTTACAAGCACCAGATGAGTTTCAACCATTAACGCTACCAAATGAATAGCCAAGAGATTATAGATAAGTTATTTGATTTAAAGGTTGACCTAAAAGCCGACCTTAGCGATGTTATTGATGAAGTTTACGCAAAGTATCACGATACTGTGAATATGTCTTACTCGGAGTTAAAGTCTTGGAGTGAAACCAAATGCTCACGTTTAGCATCATTAGATAGAAGTCCAGTAAATAGGAACTTAAATCTATTAAGCAAGAAAAAAGCTGAATGGGGTGCAAATGAAGTTAAGTCGGCTAACAGAACGATTAGCTTTGTTAGTAGAATGAAAAATATGGAGCAAGGCAAACCTGTAAACAAAGAGTGTCCATCTAAAAGGGATATTTCCTTAAAGAATTGGGCATACAACCCTAACAAATGATTTGGCAAGACTATAAAAAACTATATGCTAATGCATTAAAAACCTATTCGCCAAAGTTCAAAAAAGAACTACAAAGGCAAGTAGATACTTATTGCGATACCCAAGATTTAAACGCAATAAGCGACAAGAAGATAAAAAAGACCATCCAAAACCTTCATATTGCAATGGGGGTTAAGATGGCACAAATTTCGGAGAAGAATGTGTCAAAGTCAGTTAAAGGATATTTCGGACCAGAGGAATTTAAGAGTAAGCAAACAGACCTATTTACTTATGTTATGTTAACTTATCTTGAACTAAAAGGATTAGATAATATAGCAGCAGAGATAACACAAACAACAAAGAACCAAATTCAACAATATTTGATAAGGTCTGTTGATGAAGGTTTAACAATAACTGAAACGATTAAGCTATTAAGAACGGCTGGTATCACGGATTACCGAGCTGAAATGATTGCAAGAACGGAAACAGGCAGAGCAGCAAACATTGGCTCAATGGTAGGCACGGCTGCAACTGGACTTGTAACTATGAAGGAATGGATAGCAGCGAGGGATAACCGAACAAGGCGAGTGCCACGAGATCAGTTTGACCATTATCATATGGATGGAATAAAAGTACCTTACGATGAAAAATTTAATGTTAAGACTAAGTACGGCAGTTTTGAGCAAATGTTACATCCTTGCGACCCAAGTGGAAGTGCTGGGGATGTTATCAATTGCCGTTGTACGTTAGGCTATGAAGCCGTAAGAGGTGAAGATGGAAAGCCAAAAAGGTTGCAAGATAACCCACCAATGGGAGATATGGGGTTAGTTTGGAATTTGATAAATAATGTGGCTTTGATGCAAATTTCTAATTTAATAAGAGATTTGTTAGCAGATTAAAAAAAATTAATAACTTTGTTATATGAGTAAGATTGAAAACAAAAGC